CCTGTTTTTTACCTGCAAGGGATAATTGCTCCCTTATGGTCAGGCTCTTTTTTAGGGTGTATTCCTGTCCTTCGTATTTAAGGATAACTGTTTCAACCGCCATGATTCAGCCTCCTTATTCTTTAACGACGGCAGGCGTATTCGAATAACTATACTGTCCGTTACCGTTTTCAACAATAATAGCGTTCTCCGTTACGTTTATTCCAGTACTTCCGATCTTGCACCCGTTGTAAGTTTTGAAGGTCTGCTTTTCTCCGTACTTATCTTTAATCTGGATTTGAAATCCCTCCTGTTCTAAGAATGATTTAGCAACCGTACTTAAAGGTACTTCGTCTGTAATGACGTAGCCGCTGTCTACCACTTTCTCTTGCGCAATCACCATCTTACTGAACGTGAAAGAACCTGAAAATCGTGTACGCACCAGTTCCTGCGGATGAAAATGACCTATCCCATAAACGGGCTGAAGTCCTGTGTCTTCATTCGGTGCAAAGTTGGTTATAACCCCAACAGAATTGCTTCCGAATAAGATTTCTACTCTTGAGCCATGTTTTACTTTTGCCATGTTTTACCTCCCTATATTACTGAAATAGTTTCAATGAGGAAGAAGTTGAACGGGTTGTTAAACCGCACACTATATTTCACATGCCAGCCGTCATCCAATCTGCTTGCGATGATATTTTCCCAAGCGGGCAATGTATTATTCGGGTCTGAATCATTACCTGCGATGATTCCTTCAGCTTCTTTATCATTAAGATAATTCTGCACGAATGCCATGACAGTATCACGTCCTATCCCTGTTGTTCCTCCGATGAATTGTTTATCAGCCGCTACCCTGAGTTCTTTCGAGACTTGGTCGCTGGCTCTTATCAAACTGATTTCTGGTGATGCGTTGGTTGTTCCATCCCAGAGATTCAGATTGTTTTGCATGGTGTTGATACCTTGATTCACTATAAAGCCGAGTCCCTCGTAGTAACGGGGAGCAAGTACGCCTGCATTAATTAATTGCTCTCTCTCTGCTTTTGTGAAATTGTATTGTAATCCCGTACAACTGAATACTTTGTGTGTTAACGGTTCTTGAACGGGTAGTCCTGCAATAAGTCCTGCTATTTTAGCGGCAAAGAATTTAGGTGCAATCGCTTCCGTTCCAGATCCGTCTTCCGTGTAATCTGATATTCCGCATGCGACCAAGATTGATCTTGCGCTGTTCAGCGTTTTGGCTCTTGTAATAGAGTCCGATAATGCCAATGCTTTCGTGGCTTGATTAGAACCTCCGAATACGGCGATCCTCTCATTCTCGGCATCATTTCTGCAATGACCGTCCACCAATGCGTGATGTGCGGCTATATCTGAATCAATGTAGACTATCTGGCAGTTTTGCTCTCTGATTTCTGTCAGCGCATTGCCTATACTGGTCACGTCCCAATCAGTTGCTGAACCTCCTGCCAAGAACTCATATCCCACTGTGTTGGTTATCTGTGTCCCTGCCGTTTCTACGGATGCTGTAACGTATTCAGAGTTCGTATTTACCCATAACTGTACGATGTATGGATAAGCGGCTAATTCCTTCTGCACCGTGCAGGCTGCCAGTGCCAAGTCATCGAGGTAGGATGAATCTAATGCTCCTACACCTGCTGGGGCATCTGCGTAAATCGAGCAACTCCAGTCTGCTACTTCATTAATGGCATTCGCTATCTTGCTTATGGTGTTATATGCACTCAATGAAAAATCAAATGAGAAATCCTCCGTATAAACAGGCGGTTGTTCTCCATTGCCTATTTTCCCTGTGATTGCTCCATCTGCAACTTCAATTTCCGCATTCGATTTTGAGCATTGTACGCTTAATGCGAATCCCAGATTATCTGCGATTTCGAAATCGTCAACGTAATTGATGGTTACCTTAGTCGTGTCATCGTCTGTCCCATCTTCTACTTTAATTTTAATAAAGTTCGTCCATGCACCGTGATCTCTGGCTGTGAATTTTACACTTCCTTTGGTCAGGCTTCCTTGCACCGCTTGTTGCGCTCTGATAAATCCGACTGCCGGCGCACCGTCATGCTGTGGCGATGGATTAAAGATGTACCCAATTGATCTGAGGGCATCTCCGGATCGGAGGACTTCTGTTGCTTCCGATTTGTCGGAAAACCACAATACTTTATTCGGTTCACCACCTTCACTTTTACCAAGCACGATAACACGTCCCGTTGCCAGAGGATTTGCCTTTGGCGGAATACCCACAATCAGCCGACTTGCGGCTTGTGGTTCTCTGAGTATCTTGCCGTTGAATTTTATTTGGCTCATGATGTATCTCCTTTTAGCTTTTCAAAAACTTGTTGAAATCTTTTACCCACGTTTCATACGTCCGGGCATTTGCTTTTTCTAACCACACCTTAAATCCGCCCACGAATGTTTTTGAAATGCCGTAATTCACTGCAAATTCACCCAATGTGATATTCCGTTTTGGTGCTTCCTTTTTTTCTGTTTTTTTCTTAACCATAATTACTCCTGATTAATCTGTTCGCCTTCCGCCCAGACGGCTGTGTCGGCAGAATTCGCTTGTTTTTCAAGGCTTTGTGTGGTTTCGATACCACAGGCGATGGTCATCATGCCTGTAATTTGGATTCTGTCCCTAACAGACTGGTTGATGGCATCACCTTCCATTGTGATGTCTACCCATACCATATCTCCGCCTTCTGCGCTTAATAAATAATTCCTTACCGTCTCTTTATTTTCCCTCAAAATGTTTGTGATCTTATCCCTTCGGACTGCGGATGGGTCTTCCCAGATAATCTGAATAATATCAAGATCAATTTCGCCGTATGTGGCTTGAGACCCTGTCGCCTGCTGTAATGCTCCGATATATCGCTGGACTACCTGTCCACCAGACCTGACAACGTAAAAAACGGGGGGCTTATCCACCTCCAAACCGTATTCCCTAAATAACCTATAATGTTTTGTTTCGTCCATCCCGACGTTTTTCAGTATCCTTTTCAGTACGGTGATGACTTTGTCTTTTGCATCTATAATACTGCTGGCTACCGTAAACCCTGCCGTCGCATCGTCCTCCTTGCCTTCAGAGTATGCATCTGTGTCTGTGTCTTGCACAACGGCATTGTAATAATACTGGCTTCCGTTGTCACATGATAAATCATGAAAATATTCAGGTCTGTCTTCTCCGTTTGGTGAGAGAATAAATACCTCTATTCCTGTTGGTGTGTTGCCGTTGAAATGATCTTGTATGTTTTGAACGGTCACGGATGATCCGATTTTGCGAAGTACGTGTACGTCATAATTTGTCGGTAAGATTTCAGGTAGGGTCAGGTGCAGGTCTATCTCCTGCCCAAGTGGGTGTGCTGATGCTTTTATGTATCTGAGTCCGTCAGGCATAATGTTTTATCCGGTATTTATGGATTTCATCCTTTCAGATAGTTCTATCGCTCTATTCGGCGTTTGCCTTGCCCACTTGCTGGACAGCATTTCTTCGCCGGCTTTGCTCCACCGTTGTTTTTTTATGTGTTCAATGGTCTTTTTGAACCGGGCAACACCGTTTAATCCAAGCTGGTACACCATCTCTATAATTACATTCTGTGCTTTCAATGGTGTTTCTCTGAACCACCAAAACGCTTCATAGCACCGGATCGTTATATCAGCCAATTTCCGCTCCAAAATGATTGAGGCAATATCCTCATCCAGCCGTAGGTCTTTTATGGCGAATCCGTATCCGATAGTGTCGTGTCCTTCCGTACACCGATACACCCTGTCTCTGTACCCTTCATGGCTCTTTATGGATTCAAGAAGTGTCATTTATTGTCGCTCCGTAATCCGTCTACAAACTTCTGAATGCCATTAACGAGGATATTGTCGATTGCATCAATAATGTAAGGCTCAACAGTCTTGTTCCATATCTTTTTCGTCCATTTCCATTTTGCCAGTCCAAGTGTGCAGGCTACGCCTAATCCGTACATCATTGCTCCGAATTTTGCCTTAATTACATCATTCGGGATTCTTTTGAGTATCCATGCTACCACGACGGCTAATAATCCGCCGGTTGCATATTGGATTGCTTCTACACCTGCTTTCGCTATGATCCATTCTAACATATCTAACTCCTATTGTTTGTTTAATCTTTCAATGAGTCTAAACACCATCATAACCACCCCGCTTGTGATGGCGACGATCCACACCCATTTGAATCTCTCCCACGACTTCCGAAAATCTGTGTTTTTTTCAACATCGCCAAGAAGCCCTCTGTCTTTTCTGTCTCCCTTTTTTCCACGTAAGGTTTCATCTATCTCCTTAAATGCCTCTTGCAATTCTTCGTATCCAGCCACGATTCCGCTTCCTTTCGTCATATTCTTGTAATGCTTTACGTGTTTTCTTTAGGGTCTCCAACATATCTTTCAGCATATCTGCAAATCTTAACTTAGCTTCAATCCGACTCATTAATTCTTCAAAATCAAACGGCTTCGCAATTTTGTCCACAAATTCGTCTATTTCGATATCCGACATATCGTTTCCGCTGATGTATATTACCGTCGTGGCGTTACCGTTAATTTCTTTTATCATCTTCATTCCGTCGATTATCGGCATTTTAACATCAGCTATCACAAGGTCATACTTCACCTCTTTCGCATATTCAATCGCACTTTCCGATGACGTTGTGTAATCTATTTCTATTCCACGAAACTTCTTTTTAAGCCATATTGTTATTAGATCAACAATAAGGCTGTCGTCGTCAACGATTAGGATTCGGCTACTCATTTTCTATTTACTTGCGTTGAATTTCTTTGTTGTTCCGCTTATGACAACCTCAAGTTGTCCTTTACTGTTAAACGTGATGCTTGTGACGTTGGAAAGGTGGCTGTTGCCTGTCGCTCCAGTATTA